TACACACGCAACAACTTTTTACGTAGTTGCCTCCCAGGTTTTAGTAATTGTTGTCCAGATAGCATCTCCGCTGGACGTGCGTAAAGTACTCTACATTGCTGCGAAAGCGATCGCGAACGCGCGGGTTGCGTCTTCCCTCTGGCTTCTCATGATCTCTCTCATCTTGGCTCGCCCGATCATCGTCGCAACCGTCTTGCTCGACTTGAACTTCGCCAACCAGGCCTCAGCGTTGGACACGGGGCAGGCCTTCCACGCCATCTGGATCGCCACGGACGACACTGTCAGCGTCCCTCCGAAGAGCGCTCTGGCATACGCATCCACGTCGAACGCCTTGAGGGGAGCCATCACCTTGCGCGCCACAGGGTTCATGGCGACGGATGGTGCGACTTCCGCCAAGGCGGCCGACACGCGGTTTGTGCGCAGGACAGATAGTCCAGATGTCCCCGTCGGGTTGCGAAGAATCGCTGCCGGAGTGCGCGGGGGCAGGGGCGTCCTAAGTCTCCTGATCACCACCCTTCTCGCCGCGGGGTACGCGAGGGCGAAGGACTGCATTGCGGCGATCCCCTCAGACACGGAGGCCCCTTTCCCAGTCTTGTCGAAGCCCCTAGGCGACGGGACGGCTAGTCCGTAGTACGCGGCGGGTGATGCGATCATTAGCGCCACAGCCACCGGGGAAGCCGCGATCATGTCTTGCGGGCGTTTCACCCAGGTGGTCAGCTCCAGCGCCGTGAGGAAGTAGCAGAACAGACCTGCGACCACGTTCGGAAGCCCCGCCTGGACCGCCCCCTGAGCCCCTGCAGACAAGGTCATTACCCGGTCCGGCAGACTGTCGTGCTCCTGCTTGGGTTCCGCCGCGATGCGCAGGGCCGCCTTCGTTGCCGACACTTCGTGCGCCCCCGCGTAGTACACCTCATTCAGGAACGTGAACATTCTGTCGCTGGGGAGGCATTTCAGGGCGTGCAGGACGAACCGTTCGGCGCCGTACACCTCCTCAGCGGCGATCATGAACTCGGAGAACAGCGCCTCGGCCTTCCTCGCCGGGAGCTCCAGGGCAGCCGCTCCGTCGTCGATGTACGTCATCAGGGCCACCGACAGGTCGGCCTCCTTGGTCACCTGGCGAGTTCTCTGGACCGTCGCCGACATTAGCGCGAGGTGCAGCATAGTCATTGCCTTGCCGTCGTAGCCCTCAAAGTTCGCTGTGGGTGACTCGAACCCGGCCAAGATGCCGTGCTTCTGCGCGTACACTGTTGCACCAGCCATGGTGTTGTACGCGCTCCCCACAGCTTCATTGTCGAACACCTCGGCCCACAGAGCGCCCGATACACGCTGGACCTTCGCCGCCATCCCGGCTGACCAGTTGGACACGTCGAACGAGAAGAACCGTTTCACCCGACCCCCGATCGCTGGGCTGATCATGTCTCGCGCCTTGGCCTGCTGCTCCTGGGGGGACCTTCCGAGCATGTAGCACGGGTGGTGACGCGCGACCGAGAAGATGTTGGCCTCCGTCCAGCTCACTCCCATCCTGTCGATGAGCTTGGCCTCGTAGAACAGCCTGAGCGGGTCCTTGTAGTTCTCGGACTTCTGGTCCGACTTCGTTTCCCTCTTGTGCGTGCTCAGCAGCGAAGCCATGGCCATGGCCTGGGACGGGTAGTCCATGGAGGTGAACCTCCGAAGGGCCATGTTCGTCTGCTCCTTTGAGGCCACTGTCACACCGTCTTCGGGCGTCACGTCTGGGGCTAAAGCGCTGTCTTTGAACGTCCCCGCGGCGTAATCCGATCTGGGCGGAGCGGTGACGGACCCACGCAAGTTCAGGGCGCTAGACCAGCCTGGATCAGCCGGAACGACCTTCCGATCCACCCAGGTCTGGTACCATGCCGGGGGGTAGAGCGGGTCCTTCAGCGTGACGGCTAGCGACTCGTCTTTGTTCCTCAGTGCGACTGCAACTTCGTCCCGCATGCACTTCGCCACCAGGTCTGGGTCGAGGGGGGGCCGCGCCGGGTCGACCGGGCGGGCCGGGTTCTCTGCGCGCGCTTTGAGGTATCGCCCGTACACGGTCGCAGCCCCTAGGCTCGTACTAGCCGGAAGCGCTTTGTGCACTTTACCCAGGTCCTCGATGCGCCCCACGGACATGGCCTTCAGCTCCGCGTAGTGACGGATGGCCCCGCTCTCCTGGGCGTACGGCATGGCGGCCAGCTCGGTCTCGGCGTGGTCCACCGCGTCTTGCCGTCCAGCCTTGCTCGCGAGCGCGGTCTTGTACGCCTGCATATATGCCCTGCACACGTGCACGTCCGCGTCTTTCGGGACAGCCACGACCGCGGTGGACATGGCGGCGAACTCCTTCCTCATCCATGCCAAGTCCGCCTGAGGATTCACCATGGTGACCGCAGCTTGGAACACCATCACCGTAGTCATGTTCATTACGGCGACGGCGTATTGCTCCAGTCTCTGCATGTCTCCGGTGGGCAGGACCGCAGTACCGTGCGCAGTGCTCAACCACACGCTCGATGCCCAGAACTCGACTTGAGGGAAACCAGCTGGCAGGGCGGCCCTGGCGACTCGCCGGTTCCTAGCCCTCAGCGCCGCGGACTCTGCCTGCACGATCCCGTAGGCCGCAGTCACCCTCTTGGTCTTGGCGTTGTGACGCGCGGACTTGAGCGTCTTGACAGCTTCCACCACCTGGCAGGCGTGCACGATCTCCGTGTACAGCGCCGTGGTGAGCAGCGTTGCCTTCGCGGCCGTCGCCCCTGGATGAGTCCGGTCGTTCGAGGTATGGCCGAACATCGTGGCCGCAGCGACCGTGACTGCCCACTTCGCCATCGCCGTGGCGTACTTCGATGGCGCCCTCGTTGCCCAGTCCGCGAGTTCCAGGTACGCAGCATGGACCCCTTTCAGGTCGTTGAGCACAGTACGCTCGTCGAGCACTCTACGCACCAGGCCGGCCATCACCTTCTTGTGCTTTCCTCTCAAGGGGCCTCTCACGTGCTTCATGGCGCGGTACAAGGCCCCCCGCTGCGCCGCCGGGTGGTCCGCCACGAGTCCACCTGCGAACTCCACGGCACTCGTGATCTCCGTCTCAGGCAGGTCCACCGCAGGCACGACTGTACCCAGCCTCCCGCAGAAGTCCTCCCAGTCCTGTCTCGGGACGGCGCGCGCAGCGGCGGCCTCCATCTCGAGCCAGGGCACGGAGTACTTGTAAGTGGTCATGAAGAGTTCGAACGCGGTGTCCTCAGCTACAAAAATGTTTATTAGTTA